TACCGTTGCTCAAGAGCTTTCCATTAAAACCTCGATGAAAGTCGAGGTTCAACCTTGTGAATACTGCGAAGACCAGCAGGATTCCTTAGTGGAAGCGTGGAAAAGGCAAAGGCGCTGCCTGGAGGATGTTGACCAGCAACATCTGGAGAAGTTTCGGAGGATGTTCGATATGAACATCCCCGACAGGTGGGACGAGAAAAAAGAGCGTGTCTGTTTTGTCCCGAACGGACACGCGACAAATAAGTACTCGAGGAGAGAGGGCGGTAACTGGAACCGTCAGGAGTTTGGTGTGGAGCCCAGCGTAGAGCTGATTTACTCCAAGGGCAAGCCGAGGATTGTGACTCTTTACCCGAGTTTCAACTCCGAGGTTCTTAAGCCTCTCCATACCTGTCTCTACTCGATCCTCAAACGGAAGGGATGGCTTCTTGTGGGTAGCCCTACCCGTGAAAAGCTTGCGCATCTACTCGAAGGTTGTGCCGGTGCAAACTGGCTCAGCTTTGACTATTCGTCAGCGACCGACAAGATTAAGTTGGCGTATGTACGCGCGATGATAGATGTGCTAAAGCAAAAGAGTGTGGGTTTGAGTGACGACGAGGTCCGGTGCTTGGACGTTCTCGGCGATCTTCGGATTGACGGGTTCACCGCAGAAAGCGGGCAGCCGATGGGGAGCTTGATGAGCTTTCCACTGCTTTGCTTGGTAAACAAGACCGTCGTCGACATGGCGTTAACCACGCTCTTGACAAGTGGGAAAATCCGGTTCAAGGAATGGACCGGTCATCGCTGTCTTATAAACGGCGATGATTTGTTAACCCGAGATGTCAGTAGCGGGGGACTAGTCGAAGCGATTGAGGCCGAAGGAACGCAAGTAGGCCTCGTCGTCAACAAAGACAAGACAATGTCCGACCCTGAGTACGGAGAAATCAATTCCACCGTATTCAAGAACTGCATCGAGGAAAAGAAAACGAATGTGAGCTCCTTGTGGATGGAGGAGGGTGTGGAAGACGTAGCGGGTTTCGCTAGAGAGGCGACAAGAACTCCGAGGGGTTTCCGGATGGTGATGCTGGCTAACGTGTCGAGACTGGCTCGACAGAAAACAAAAACTGCGCATCGCCTTCCCGGGGACCTCATCGCAACGATTCTCTCTTCTAAGCGATTGAAGCACGCCATATCAGCCCGTCCAGCTGCCAAGGTACCTGAACTCACCAACCTATTCCCCGTCGTGCCTTTGCCCGAAGGTTACGGACTATCGCGCGAGGAAGAGGCTGTGGTATTGCGCCGTGAGGTGCAAAGGGCCCGGGATGAGGAGCGGTGGGTCGACCTCCACAATCAACGAAAGAAACGGTCGATACTACAAAGGGAAATGCTCGCTCTTCCTGGGGAGCGGCTACCGGGTCGTAAGATCTGGAAGTTACTCCAGCCAAAAAAGACCACTCCGCGGGATACGACTCTGTCGTGCTTCGCCCGTGAGTGGGAGCAGAAAAGAAAGGAAGCATTGCTCGCGGATTCCGCTGACGACGATCCACCCATGATCGTCAGCGACTTATCTGGAATCGACCGCCTTATCGATTCGATTAAGTACTGGAAAAAGACAAAAGAAATGGTGGGCGTGTGCGCCGTTGAGGCCCCTGTCCAGCTAGATGAGGACTTTGTACCTTTAGGTGCAGACGAGTCTTCCTGGATATCCAATCCAGTAATGGGTTGTGACAATGTAGCGC